ATATAAGTGGATGGGCAACAACAAAGGCAACCCATGTTTGGTGCTGCCTACGGGATCAGGCAAGAGTCATATTGTTGCTGCATTTTGTAAGAATGCTGTGCAGAGTTGGCCTGACACTAAAATTATGATGCTGACCCATGTAAAGGAACTGATTGAGCAGAACGCCGAGAAAATGCGCCAGCATTGGCCTGGTGCGCCTATGGGTATTTATTCGGCTGGGATGCGCAGAAAGCAGCTTGGCGAACCCATAACCTTTGCTGGCATTCAGTCGATCTGGAGCAAATCCAGCCGTGTAGGCCACATTGACATTTGCATTATCGATGAGTGCCACTTGGTCAATCATAAGGCGATTGGCATGTACCGCGCATTTCTGGATGCGTTACTGGTTATCAATCCATCCATGCGAGTGGTTGGGCTGACGGCCACGCCATATCGCTTAGGGCATGGGCTGATTACAGATAAGCCAGCCATCTTTGATGACTTACTCGACCCTGTGACCATTGAAGAACTGATCCAGAAGGGTTTTCTTGCCCCGCTTAGTTCCAAGATCACCAAGACCAATTACGATTTGTCAGGCGTACACAAGCGCGGCGGAGAGTTCATTGAGAGCGAACTGCAAGCTGCCGTCGATACTGATGAGAACAATGATAGTGTCATCAAAGAAGTGATCGCCCTGGCCGAGGATCGCAAGTCATGGCTATTCTTCTGCACTGGTGTTCACCATGCTCACGCCATAGCAGATTCACTTAGGCGCGAAGGGATCAGTGCCGCCTGTGTGACAGGAGAAACACCAAAGGCAGAGCGGGAGCAGATACTGTCTGACTTTAAGGCTGGGCGTATTAAGGCTCTGACCAACGCCAATGTTCTGACCACTGGCTTTGACGCGCCGAACATTGATCTGATTGCCATGCTGCGCCCGACGATGAGCGCCAGCCTGTATGTCCAGATGGCTGGTCGTGGCATGAGGCTGAAGGATCATACGGACCATTGCTTGGTGCTTGACTTTGCCGGAGTGGTGCGGACGCATGGGCCAATCATCGCTGTCACCCCACCCCAACGCAAGGGTGAGGAAGGGCGAGGGGCGGGTGAGGCTCCGGTTAAGGTCTGCGACAACTGTGATGAACTGGTGGCTATAAGCGCCAAGGAATGCCCAGCTTGCGGAGCAGCGTTTCCTGAGCCTGAGAAGGCTGTTCTGAAGTTGCACAATGATGATATCATGGGTGTATCTGGCACAGAGATGGTTGTCACTGCATGGCTCTGGCGTAAGCACACCAGCAAAACCAGTGGCAAGGATATGCTAGCTGTGTCATATTACGGCCAGTTAAGTGATCCAAGTGTAACTGAGTATCTGCCTGTGACGCATGAGGGATACGCCGGACAGAAGGCCATAACGCAATTGGTCAAGATAGCACAAGGCGCGGGGGCGACATTTAATGGCGCAGATTCGCTTGAAGCTTGGGCAGATTGCCTTAATAATGGCAAGCCACCAATTGTGATTAGCTATAAGCGTGACGGTAAGTATCATAGGGTTTTAACAAGGGAATGGAATAATGAAGCGTTTGCCTAAGCCAGACTTTTTGATGCAGTATGAGGAATGGATCAACGCTGGTCCGCCCCAATGCTGCCACACTTGCGACCACTTTTCTGGTAACGGAAAGTGTTTTAAGTTTGACATGTATCCGCCAGTTGAATTTATTAACAGCCAAGGGCAGTGCGCCGCCTGGTCCTCGGAGGTTCCGTTTTGATAGACATATTTCCCTCAGAGCATTACGAACAGGCACGGCTGGTTATGTGGTTTCGCCAGACCCACAGACCAATGCGCATATTCGCAATTCCAAACGGTGGACTTCGATCAAAGGCATCTGCCGCCAAGCTTAAAGTTGAAGGTGTAAGCCCAGGCGTTCCTGATCTGTTTATTCCAGAACTCAAGCTTTGGATCGAAATGAAGCGAGTTAGGGGTGGCAGATTATCGCCAGAGCAAAAAGATTGGATAAATTATCTTGCATCTAAAGGATACACATGCTTTATTTGCGCTGGCGCTGAAGACGCCAAATTACAAATAACTGATTATATTAAGGATTATAAAAATGCGACCTGATATACGACATAAAGTACGCCATCTTTGTAGCTACATTTCTGACAGAAGTTCAGTGTTAGCGCACATCAATCGGGACTATGGCACATCGTATAAGATGAGCGACCTGACCCATGCCCTCACTTATTTTCCTGCTACCACCAAACGCAGGAATCCTGATGAGGACGCAATTCCTTTAGCGCCACCAATCTCAACGCACAATGGCCGTGGATACGATCCGTTGGCTATTGCCCTGTTTAAATATCATGCCGCACGGACAGAGGGCGAAGAGAAACGGTATTGGAACCAGAAATTAGCAAGGGTATTTTGATATGACATTGATCGAACTTAGAAGCATTGTTGCCGATCACGTTGAGATGACGCACGGCAACGTAGAATTTATTCGCCAGATTAGAGATGGTGAGCAAGATGATGGCCCGTTTATAAAAGGTGCTTTGGCAGTCTGGGCAAAGTTTATGGAAGGCTTGCAACCAGCACCGGAGGTATTGGCAGATGATTAAAATAGGTCAAATGGCCCCGCGTGGCAGGGCTTATCGTGTATCATCTGAAAATTCATTTCCGCTACGGAACTCAGAGGGTTTGACCTTTGCGGAGGTCAAGCGCCGTAAGGAGCAGGAGCAAAGCAAATGAACGACACACCGCTGTTATTTGTGATCATAGGGCTGCTAGCTTTTACCACATACCTGATGGTAACTGCACCAAAGACAACCGCAGAAGAGCGCAAAGAGATGGAAGAAGATTGGTGGGACTGATCCCTAACGAATCTTAACTGCCTCTTCCCATGCTTGCACTGTCAGGCGATGCTTGACGCTGCAATCTGTGTACTTAGCAATGATGTCTGCCTCCCACAGCCCACGGTCTGGATCAATCAGAACGGCTGGTGGGTTATTTAGTGTTGGACACTTCGACGCCAGATTTGCCGGAGGCAGCGGCATTGGCGTCACTGACACTGCTTTCGAGCAACCCGCGCAAAGCATCAGGAGCAGCGCAATCAGCAGCAACGGCAGGAGCCGTTTTGTATATTTCACGAATGGTGTTTGTTCGTTCTGTTGATACCACATTGGCTTGATCTCGTTCAAATTCGTAGGTTTGCGAAACATTATCTACTACCTCTTGTTTTTTGACTCTTAGCTTTTCAGCCTTTTCCAGCGCCTTTGCAAAAGCTGCATCGCACTGCCAATCGCGTACTTTATATCCAGATGCTGCGCCAAGTATTAGAGCGCCGCCCAGTGCATACAGCATCATGGGGTTAGGAATTAAAGCCATGTTGCATACTTCCTAGTCTTTGCTTTGCGGTCATCCAGACCATGTGTACCACCATTTATGCGCTTTGTCAGCGCAAGGATCGCAGCATCGCCTGTGCCTTGATCGCAGATGCCCCACAGCCTGTTACGGTCAAAGAACCATAATGCGCTCTCAAAGCACAATTCAGTGGCTACCAGATCGGGATTGTCCATAATGTCAGGGCGACGCACATAATTTGCAAACGCCTGGTAATTCGCCTTGCCCGTTAATTGGAGCGCCCCTCGTCCTTTGTACGCGAATCCTTCGCCAGACGCTTCATCACCATTGCCCATGCGATTTGCATATACCCGATTAGCGATTTTTTTTGGCTGTCGCTCATACGCCCTAGCAATTGCTTCATTCGGGAAATACTTACCAAAAGTACCGCGTAAACCTTTCGCGCTATAATTAAGGTTTTCGCTAAAAGCTTTGAAGCCGCCGCTTTCATGCGCTGTTTGAGCAAAGAAATGCGCTGCCCGATCTGGTGACAACTTATAATAAGCCGCAGCCTTCTTAAATGTTCCTTGGCCGAACGCGCCATCTGCTGTTACTCCTATTTTCTGTTGAAGGTTTACAAGGCTCATTTATCGTCCTTCCGATTATTCCATAGCTCAAAGAGCGTCTTAATCTTTTCCTCCGCAACACCAAGCCGCACATCCATCTTAGCAAGGATAATTGTCAGAGTGATGAATGCAAGAACGATAGGCCAAAGCTGCCCAATCATCTCAACGGTGGAGAGTTCTCCGGCCATTTACGCCTCCAAATTGCGCCAGTTAGGGAAGTCAGCCTCATCAACCGCGCCATCGCTGTTAGTGTCATAGCGAAGGTCGTTGCGATACATTTCCCACGGAGCCATCTCATCATCTTCCAAGTCAACGATTGGGGCTGGCGCTGGTTCAGGCTCGACAGGCTCTTCCTTGTCACGCGCATTGGCGTTGAGGCTCAGGCCGCCCAGTAGCCCGACAAATGCCCCTATGATCGTCTGAAAAGCAGGATTAACGACCTCAAGAATTGCTGCGCTATCTACAACATCGTTTGACACAAATAGGCCAACTACAAGCGCCAAGACAACAACAAGGATAACTGCCGACAATGTAATAATTGCCACGCGCACAACAAACTCAACGGTGTCGTTGACGCCATCTTGCTTGCTTTCAAAGCTGTTTAAAAAACTCATTCCAGTTTCCCTCATATTTCTTCCATAGCTTTATACATTTTTTCTATCTCGCGGTCCAGATACCACCGAGCTTTCTCTAAGTCCTCTATAGCATTATTTTTGAGTCCTGCCCTCCAAATATATTTGATGGCATTGCCAAGGCAGAAATTCATATGTTCAGTGATCTGGATGCACTGGATTCCAGATGGGTGGTCTTGATAGTGTGGTGGGTTTAT